TGAGATTGGCGCCGCTGACGGGCGGCAAGGTCGCAGGGAATCGTCCGTCCGGCACGGTGCCCGTCGTCAAATTCGATGCGTTTAAATCGGTGAGACTCGAGCCGGTGCCGGATATGGGGCCCGAGAATGTGGGCGAATTGCTCAAGACAAGATTGCCCGAGCCGGTAACGCCCGTCACCCCATCCAGATAATTGAGTTCAGTTTGCGAGGACAGTACGGGACCGGTGATGTTCGGAAACGAATTCAGCACGGTCGATTTAATGAGCCGCAAATGATCGTCGCCTTGCGACTTCGGATCACTCGCGCCGACTGGATTGTTAGCGTTCAATCCACTGATATAGGTGGCGGCTTCGAGAGACATTTTTAATAACCCCTGCCGATGTTGAAGTGTCCTAGGTTGTGTCCCGGCCGCAGACCTGTGCCTCCCAAGTAGCGCCCGGCTTGCTCGTTCAACGTCTCGCACGATCCTAGCCAGGTGTCATAGGCGTGTTTGGCCAGCTCCAAGTCCTGCGTCCATGAATAGAGCGCAAAGAGCGCCGCGTGTAGATAGACGGTCTCATGCGCGGCCAGTAGTCGATTCGTGTCTGTGTCGTCAACGAGCGCGACCGGGCGCGCGAAATATTCCATATCAATCGTCGCGTCCGTGCCTGGCGTGGCGCGAAATTCAACTTGTGAATTATCCGCAGCACCGCGCAAGTAATAGACCATGACGGGTCCAGAGCTTGTCGTCATCATCAATGCATCCCGCCCGACTTTGCGCAACGGCACACCGGCACACGTTAACGCGCGGTCCTCGAGAAACAGCGCGGGCAAATTGTAGATGGGCGATTCCGCCTCAGTGCGGTCGGCTTCGGCCAGGGTCGTGAGAGCCAACATTTCGACCGCACGCAGGCGCCGCGAGATCATGGCTTCGGCACGGTCAACAAAGCTCGGCACACGCGCGACTAGATCCGCGCGGTGAGACTCGTCAAGAATCATTGCGCGCAGCTCGGCGTATGTCATGGCGCACCTACTTGGAGCGATAGGGTAACGAGGCGGGATCGCGCGCAAATTTTTTCCACGCGCGCGTTTTGATTTCGGCGTCTCGGCTGGCCAGGTCGGGGAACCGTTGTAGTAGGACGTAGTAGTCCAGCTCTGGAATGGTCAGCAATGCGGCGCCCCACTCGAGCGAGCGCGCAGCCGGCGCGCGACCGCTGCGCATGTCGGCCAGGTAATTCAAAAGGCGGGACCGTCCGCGGTTTCCCGTAGACGGTCCCGCAGGCAAGCCAAAACGAAGCGCGTCTGTTTTGGCCTTCACGGTGCTACGCCGCAACGGTGCCGGTCGGGTTGATGTCCCGAATAACTCCGTGTGCTTTTTCCTGATAGACCTTCACGGTCCAGTCGACGGAAATTTCTTTCCGCTCCGAGAGGCCGAGCTTTGCGAGCGGGTGCGCCACATAATTTTTCAGGTATGCGAGCGCAACGCGCGCTGTATCAATCAGCAACACGTCACATGCTGTGCCCGTGTTGTACGTCTGCTGCAAGCGATTCGGCACCATCTCGAGCGACGTACCGAAATCGGTGACAAGCACTTGCACATAGCCCTGCGCCGTTTGCGTGACTTTGCCACCTTCGCCGCGCACGTTCGCTGTCGGCGTTGCAATGCCGGCCGCTGTCGGGTTGGCAAGGATGTACGAGGACAGACGGCGAATCAGTTGCGGAACCGACATTAAAACAGTCACGTCGCCGTTATTCAGGTAGACGGCTTCGATGATGTTTTTGAGCGTCGCCATTGACAGCACGCGCACGGTTCCCACGGTCGGAGCCGCGACTACTTTTGTCGTCGTGTTGAATCCCGTTGCAGTGCCGGTCGCGCCTAGATCGTCGTTCGACGTGAGCCAGGACGGAAAACCGGCCGTCTTGCCCGCCGTCGTGTTGTTGTCGTCCGCAACGCTCGCCTGCGGTGACAGCGCGATTGCTTCAACGTCGCGCCGGAGTTCTTGCTGTCGCATCATTAACTGATACGCCAGCTCATCCCGCCGGCCGATGTTGTCGGTGGACTGCGCACGTTCGGTGACAGCCAGCGCTTTGATGCTGTTTTGGCAATGGTTGCCGACACGGGCGCCGCCCGCGTTGTTGTAGGTGGAAACGTCCGCGCCAGAAACAACAGCATTTGCAATGTTCGGCGCCGCGAGCGCGTCCGTCGTCCATTCTGTATAGCTGTTGTCGCAGGTGTCGGTGCCGATGCGGTCAGTGAACGGGAGCGGGATTTGAGAAATGTCCCAAATCTTTTGCATGACGTCCTCGTTCACAAGCCCGCCCGCAGTCAGTGCTTTAAGGTCTGCGGTGTCCCAATAGTCAGCCGGTGCGGCCATGGCGTTTTAACCTCGCAAAAGTTTTGAAATGGCGTCGACCTGTTTGTCTAGGCTGCGCACACTTTCGCTATGGTTTCTAACCTGCTCGGGTGCGGACGTGTTTGCTTTCGCGCGACCTGGCTGCGGGGTTCTAACCTGCGTTACCTTCTCGAGCGCGCTTTGTAACCGCGTCATGCGCAACCAATTGTCGCGCATGTACGCGAGCATACGATGGTCAGTAATCCCTTGCAAAGCCGACGCAGGGAAACCGTAGTCGGCCAGGTGTTCCGCAATGCCGGTGAGTTCGACCGTGCGCGTATTGTCGTCGCCCCATTGTGGGATCCGGTCGAGTGTCTTGCGACGCTCGGCGTTAATGTTCGCGTCGATCTTTTGGCGCACGATATCGATGACGCGCGGGTCCAATTTTTCGCGCGGAATCGAAGCCATCAATTCAGCCAGCTCGGCTCGCTCGCGCGCGACGCTTGCTTGCTCTTTGTCGCGCTTCTCCTCCCACTGCAAACGTTCGAGCGAGTGATCGTCTTGCGCGGCGTAATAGTCCTTTAATTCGCCTAATTTTTTCGCGGCGCGGTCCTTGCCTTCACCGCGCAGCGGAACGTCGAGTTCGTACAATTCAGCCACGGTCAGTCCGAGAGCCTTTGCGGCATCGTCGAGGCTTTTCGGTTTCGGCTTTGCGTCGCCGGGCGGCTTGCCCGGCTCGACCGGATCCGGCTCGGGTTCGCCGCGAATCAGTCGGCCGATTTCGGCCAGGCTGTCCCGCGACGTCGGCGCCTGGCGCGGATCGCGCGGGGGCGCCGCGACCGGCTCAATGCTCGACGTTGTTACCGGGGACGATGGCTGCGCCGGAGGCACGGACGGCTTCGGTAATGTTGGCGACGGCATAATCACGGAACTCCTCGATTGCTTGTAGACGGACACGAATCAAAACGAGCTTGTCGACATCGTCGGGCGGGGTTGCTTCGAACAGTGCGAAGCACTCCTGGCGCCACGCTTCGAACAGCATGGGCAACAAATCACTTGCTGCTAGGTTTAGTGCGTCCCTTGTTCTGTCCATTGGGTTTCGTTTCCTTCTCGGGTTCCTGGCGCGATTTGATTAGCTCGACCGTCGCGCTTCCGGCGATCTTTGCTTCTTCAATTTCCGCATGCAATGTCTCAGCCCAATATTTGAATTGCGTCTCGACGTCGGTGCGGTACTTATCCATTGCAGTGCGCAGTTGTTCGAGCTGCACGGCTTGCCGCAAAAATGCTTGCTGCGCTTGCTGTTGATGCTGGCCCGCTTGCGCTTTCGCCTGGCGCGCTTTCTGCGACTGTTCCGACTGCGGATCAATGAAGTATTGCTCGGGGTTCGGGATATCTTGCGCACGGCACCAATCGAGCGCGAGCCGATAGAACCGCTCGAGGTCGACCAATACCTCGTCCATGCCTTGCTGCGCCATGGTTTGCTGGAATACGTTTAGCTTCTCGAGAGCTGCCACGCGGCGTTGACGTTCGCCCGGCGACATGCCGACTTTTACCGTGATCCCTTCGCGCTTCGGCCAGGATGCCGGCACAACAGCGGCCCAGCGGCCAGACTGTTTGATCGGTAGGGGTTGATCGTAATTCTCGCGCAGCGTCGCATGCGCGAGCAGAAACGTTTCCCGAATCAACGTGCATGCAATAGTCCGCGTCATGAGTGCGGCGAGTTGCTCCATGACCGAATAGGCGCGGTCCAGTCCTTGACTGCCGAGCCGGTCGTTCAGCTGCATATTGCCCGTCGCCAGGTCGAGCGCGGCGCCGCCCATTTCGGAGCGCAGACTGCGTTGATGCTGTAAGTTCTGTAACACGCCTGCCGACATGTCGGGGATTACGATAGCGGCGACCGCGAGGTTTACGTCACCGACTGTGCGACGCACGCGCACGGACGCATTCGGCCGGCCGTTGTCTAGATCGTCCGGATTGACGAGCCCATCCAAATACGCGAGCCGTGGCTTGTTGCATGCGGTGACGTTGTCGAGCAAGCCACGCTGCAAGCCGGTGGATACGTCCTGTACCTGGCGCAATTTGTCGTAGAGCGAAATGCCGAGAAACCGGTGGGGATTCACAATTGCGCAGCCGCCCGCGTAGGGAACCAACGAGACGGCCGTGTCCTCGAGGATGACGGTCGCGTTGCCCGCGAGCGCAATGCGGCGCCGTTCGCTCACGCAGTCGCCGTCGCTGTCGAGCAGCACATAGCATTCAAACCATTCGACAAGTTCCTGCGACGTGTCGACCGCAATGCGTTGATTGCTTGTCCCGCCCGGCTGGCGCGCTTGCGCTGCGCTGTCGCTGTCGACGGTCCATGTCGGCAGCAAATTGACTTTCGATTTGGGATAGCCGAACTCGATTAAATCCGAGCGCGAGTCGATATGTCGCTCAGCGCAAAACGGGATGTCCTGCAAGTCGTTACGATCCCATCCGTCGAGATATAGAAAGTTTTCGAGTGGCAGCGAGTCGACGCGAAAGCGGCGTACTTCGTGTACCAATTTAATATCTAGCGTCTTCTCGTCGGGATCGTAGGCGCCGAGTTCCACACGCATCCCCGCCGGCGCGGCTTGTTGAATACCGGGGATTGCTTCGTTTTCCACATTGGCGAGCGTCTTGCGTCGGACATTGGTCCGCATCTCATCCCATACTTTAATCACGCCATTGCGCAAAAGTAGCGCGTCTTTGATGGCTTGTAGGAACAGCAAAAACCCGTTGTTGTTGTGCATGACGTAATACTGCACAGCGCACGATTCCATCGCAGCCTGGCTCTCGTCCATTTCATCGGTCGCGTGAAATTCTGCAATGGCGTCGCCGCTAAAGGCGTCCATCATCTGCGCCAGGTTTGCCTCGACCATTGCGGACAAGTCGCCCGCAACTACTTTGCTCGCACCTTGTATCTCGTCGCCGCGCGGTCTCTGGAAATAGTAGTCAAGTGCATGCTCGCGGTCCGTCGCTATCTTGTCGCCTTGGAACCCGTTGCACTGACGCAGCAAGCGTCCGAGCTTCGCTGCTAGCTCTCTGTCGTCGTCGTCGCGGCGTGCCATTAGATAACCCTCTTGTCTGCGTTACGGTATGTCGGCGGTCTCGACCAATCGCCGGTCCCGCCGTCGTATTGATGGACGGCTAGCAGTTCGAACGCTTGTGATAGCTGAACGTGCCAGGTCTCGTCGTAATCTTCCGAGAACATGGGGCGCGCGTCGTCGTGTGTTAGATCGTGGCGCGTGTAGCCCGTGAGGCTGTCGAGAAGATCGCCGCACTGCGTCGCGTGTATCTCGCACATCTCGAGCATGCCTTGCGTAATCGCCTCGACGCGGCCGGGCGTGCGCTCAGGGACGACGGTCGGAAAGATGCGCAGGTCGCCAAACACGGAGGCGAGCGCGGCCGACTTTGTCGGAATCAGGTGTTCGTTGATGCGCCAGGGGCGCGCGGCAATCTTTGCGATACATTCGGGCAGGGGCATAAAGGGGAACGTCTCGGCGCCAATGATCGACAGTCGCTCGCCCACGGCTTGCGCGTAGACGACGGCTGACGACGTAGGCGAGCGGTCGAGATTCCACGCAGCCAGGACCGGCCGGAGCGGATTCCATCGTGCCTGTGTGCGCTCAGGATCCGCACGCAGGCGTTCGGCTTGCACTGCATAGACCGCGCCCGGCACAGCGGCCGCAGGGTTGCAGAAATACTCTTGCTGAATGATCGCTTCCGACGTGCCCTCGCTGCGCTCGCCGTCTATGTCCTCGTCGGTAATGATGCGGCGCCCGTCGACGTCGGTCGTGTCTGCAACGGTGCGAATGTCAACGTACCAGTCCGGATGTCCGGCGAGCGTTTGCGCCATCTGCCAGGCGTGATTGCGGCCGCGATACGTCGTAATGAAGACCGCCCATCCGTGATTTTCTAGAATGATCGGTCGAATGTAATCCCACGCGCGCGGGTCGCATAACGCCCACTCCGAGAACACGACGCCGCGAGCGTTGCCACCGACGAGCCGGTCATAGTTGTCGGAGCCGAGTAGTTGCCAGGTCGAACCGTTCGACAACTCGAGAAACATTTCGGTGTTGTTGCGGTGATGTACTAAGTCAGCAAAAGCCGTGTCGATAAATGGCTTGCCCTTTTTGGGGTCGACGCCTTGCCACAGTGCGCGGCGTGCCTGAACGTGCTTCGGGAAAAAGTGCCAGTAACCGCCGATGTCGTCCTGCGACTGGCGACGCGCCAGCGACATCCCGAACACGTCCTTGCCGGCGCGTCTGTGCCAGATGAGCATTTGCCTACGTTTGCCCGCGTCGAATGCGGCAACGGCGGATTGCTGATACGAGCGCAGAGGCCATGGCCAGAGCTGAATAGCGCCAGGGTCCGTCGTCGGTTTCTTGCGCGGCTTCGGCTTCGGTTTGCGGATCATGGCGCGGTGACCGTGATGTCTGTCGGTGGTGGCGGAGGGGGAGCTGTAATTGTGATCCACCGCTGTATTGCTGCGGCCATGGATGGAACGTCATAGGTGACTTCCCCCGTGATCGTGGATTCAGCTCCGAGCGTGTTGTAAGACTTCATTGCAAAGTAATTGATCCCGGCCGGCAAACTCTTGACCGC